TCAGAAAACTTTATTATTATTACCAATATGGAACAAAAATCTTACGCCAAAATATTTAATAATTATGATTTTGTATCTAAAGAACACTTGGAAATGTTTTTCCAAACAATGGATAACAATGTCGCCACCCAAACTCTTATTCATGCCGTAAAATGTGCTTACGATAGAGGCGCGTTCACTATAGGTGAAGTTGAGGTTATCAGTAAAACTATACGGGTTTTATCAGAACCACAAGAAATAAATGAAAAAAAAGAGTAACTTTATTTTTTTATTTAAGTAAAAGTATTTATCTTTGTAGTGTTGAAACAATGAAATGAAAGGAAGTGGTTGGGGAGAAACAATCCCAGCTGAAACGAGATGGAAGACTATTCAGATACAAAGACGTTTCCCTTTCTAAATAACAAATCCTCCCAATCAGGAGGATTTTTTTTATACCCATATTACAACTTGATCTTTCCCAACCCTAAAAGGATTTTCTTCTGACTCCCTGAAAACTGTGGTTATAACTAATTCCCAATATGTACCACCAAAGTGTTGTGGAACAATTGATATCGCCAACGCCCATTTAAGTGATTTAAGAATAAATGGAATACCATTTTTAATTTCATTACTTACTATTTTTTCGGCAATATCCTTTTTTGCCAAAGTAATAAATTCTTTTAATTCTAAATTGGATATTTCTCTTTGTTCGTATGAAGAACCTAACTCAGGTCTAGTACTTCTAATCGATGAGTGAATTGTTCTGTCAAGTTCGAATTGGAATGTTGTCACAAATTCAGACGCAATCACACCAATTTTTTTCTCTAATAATAAATTTTCCCTAATTGATTCTCTTAAATTCATAATAATAAATATCATAAAATCTTATTTGATTTCTTTATATTTTCCTCACCCCACATTGGTTGTAGATTATCCAATCCCCAACACTTTAAAAACTCTTCATCACCAACTTCTTTGAAGTTGAAATATGTTATTGGTAACTTGTGATCCACATGCCACTCCCCATAGTTTTCCCAACTCATACCATCAACAAATTGTTTTTCTAAGTGTCCAACCAATTCTTCAGGACTATACTGTAAAATCTCAAAATAATGTCCGTACTTATTTAAGTTGTTTTCCTTTAATACCGTATATATCGCAGTTCTGAAATTAGCAATTAGTTTATAGAGGGGGTCGTTGTGTTTACGAGTTTTTTCGTAGTTACGTTTAGTTTCTCTCCATTTTTCTTTATTTTTTTTTCTCCAATTTTTATGGTATTCTTTTAAATGTTCTTTTTTATTTTTTTTCCATTCAAAATAATATTTAGAAATTTTTTCTTTATTAGATTCATAATATTTTTTATCGGATATTTTTTTACCACCAAAGTATCTTCTTCCTGGTCTATCCATATCAACGTTATTTTCTTTCAAAACCCTATTAATTGTTTTTTCAGATACCGAATATTTTTTACCAATTTGTCTGGTTCCCCAAATATCATTAACGTATAACGATATAATATCTTTTAGTTGTTCTTCGTTAAATATAATTTTTCTCATACTATAAATACTCTCGTTTTATCTATTATTTACATAATATATAAAAAAAAAGGGACAATTTCTTGTCCCTTTTTGTAGTATCATTAAAAGATTGATTATCTCAATTCTCTTAAATCGAATGTACGAACACCATCAACTGTAATTCTGCCATAGAAGCGGTTATTCACCATTTTCTTAGCGTAACGAGTCATAATACCTTTGATAGGTGTAAAGTTGAACGGATTGTACATAGTAGGTGTTAATTGTAGAGGTACATACGGAGCGTAAATGTAACCTGTATCAAGTAAAGATGTTCCTTTGTGTCCAATTAACACTTGGTTAGCTGGGAAGTAAGGATCACGATATACTTGGTAACGACCTGCTAAAGTACCTACTCTTTCGATACCCATGTTATACTGATCTTGCTCAGGAGAAGCATTAGATACGTGGAAATACTCTAAGTCATCGAAGATTGCAGAAACCTCTGAAGAAACTACGATCCAGTTAGCACCACCACGAAGAGTTGACTTGTGGATTTGAGCTGACAACTGATTGATTGCAGTAATCAAAGTTTGATTCCAATCTTTCTGAGTGTATTGAGTTAATGGGTTAGAGGCAGTACCACGCTTCCATCCGTTGTAATCCCAACGTAATTGCCAAGCCGCACCTTTACGTAAATCACGAAGGATTTCACGATCGATTTCAGCCGCAACTTGTTCTGACAATAAAGCTGTTAATTCAGCCTCAGCGTCAATGTTGTGGAATGCTGCAACGTCTTGAGCTAATTCAGGAGACCATTGAGCTCTTAGTTTTCTTTCAGTAACTGATACTGTAACAGAATCAAGTTCAAAAGAAACCTCACCAATTTTGTCTTCAAATTCAAGTTCTTCATAGATTTTATAGACTGCTCTGAAAGCACCTGCCGCGCCTCCTGTAACCGAACCGAATGTTGACCCTGAGTATCCGTCTAATGAATCTGATCCAATAGCACAAGGAACTTGTAAGTCAACCTCTAAATAGATAACTCCATTTGCAGTACAAACATCATTGTATCTACCACCATTACCGTTAGTCGGCCAAGTTGTTTGTGCTTGAGATCCGTAATTGTAAATACCTTGACCATATTGTTGAGTAACAACTCTAAATAAGTAAGGATTTAATGTATTTGCTGATGTGTTAGTATTGGTAGTTGCGCCAACAATTTTCAAATCAGATAAGAAAACTTCACTATCAAGTTGGCTACCATCAGGACCAATTAACTTACCTTGTCCGTCTGAACTGAAACCAGAAAGTGCAATTAATACTTTTCTATAAGTTGATGATGTATAAGCTGAAGCTATTAACGCATTTACTGAATTCCAAACAACTGTTGTACAAGCTGCTGTAGCCGCTGACCAACGTCCTTTTGAATAGTCAAATAATCCCGGAGGATCTAATGACGCCTCATCTCCTTCATAGAATAAATCATAAAGATTTTTTCCATATGCATTTGAGTTTGATGGATATCCAGCATTAGGATCGCCAGGGTAATTACCCGGAGAACCTACAGGTGCGTAATGGTCACCTGATTGGTTGTAAGTACCACCACTATAACCCTGAATACGAGGTACAAAGAAGAACAATTTACCGATTGGTAAGTTCATTGCTTGTACAGAAACGATTTCGTTCGCCAATAATTTAGAGAACACACGTCTTACGATAGGGAATACTACAGTTTCGAATGAACCTGAAGAACCATCTGAAGTTGCTTCGTTTATCAAATGTGACGCTTGGTTTTCGTATAACTGCGCCACGTTTTCTTTTAAATGTCCTTTAAGACCTTCTAGGAACCCTAATTTGTCCCATTTGTTAATTGTGTCTTCTTTAATAACTTTAAGGTGTTTTAAACCAATGTTACCTACAAGACCGCTTTCTAATAATGCACCCATTTTATTTTTTTTTTAGGTTTTATTTGTTTATTTTAATTTTGACATTAAATCTTTCATTCTCATGAATTGAGGATTTTCGTAAGTTTTTGATTCTATTAAATTAGCTGCAGATCCTGATTGAGGAGCTCTGTCAATTTTATTTTCGATAGATTCAGTTACTACTTTACCTTCTTTTCCTGAAAATTCTTCTTTTAATGTTTTGTAAAGAGTTTTACTTTCTTTAATTGACTCAACACCATCAAATCTTCTCAAGATGTTAATCTTTTCTTGTTTTGACGTTGAATGTTCAGTAAACAATCTTGTTGCGTAAGCTAAGTTTGAGTTGAATACTGCGACTTCGTTAAGTTTTTGTCTAAAGATATTAAGTGCTTTACGATACTCTTCATTCTTTTCACGTAGAGCTTCTACTTGAAGTTGTAATTTTTTAGCTTCATTACTTTCTATTTGGATATGTCTTGGAGATGTTCTTGGTTTATCTAAACCATTTCTTCCCCACTTTTTGCCATTACCTAAAGTTCTTGACGCTTCTTTGGTTTCTGACTTTTTACCTTCTTTGTATTCGAATTTCGCTTTACCGGTTCCCATTTTAGGGTTACCTTGTTTCATGTCTTCGTCAAAACCACCTTTTGGTGATTTGTAAGAAAACTTAGCTTTGCCCATTCCAACACCTTTAGGTTTCATAGTCATTTTGCCTTCCTTTGTTTCAGCTTTCATGGATTTTGTATAATCATAGGATTCGTCTTCACCCATCATTTCTTCTGAGTCATCTTCACCCATTGACATACCTTCTGAGTAATCTTCCGTTTTCATTTCATCTTCCTCATCATCACCCATTTCGATTTCGTAAACGATTTCGTCTTCCTCTTCGTC